GTGCATTACATATTTTAGTTATGAATGTTGAAGCATTATCAACAGACAAAGGTGTTAAGTTTGCAAATAAATTTATTAACTCACACAAAGCTTTAATGGCTATTGATGAGTCTACTACAATCAAAACACCTACTGCTAAAAGAACTAAGAACATTATAGGTATTGGTCAGCATGCTAAGTATAAAAGAATCATGACCGGTTCTCCTATTACAAAGAATCCATTAGATTTATATACGCAGTGTGAGTTCCTTGATCCGTGGTTATTGGACTTTAGTTCTTACTACGCGTTTCGTAATAGATATGCTGAAATGAAAACGATGCATGTACACGGACGTTCTATCCAGGTAGTAGATAAGTTTCAAAACTTAGGTGAGTTATCGGATACAGTAAAACAATTTTCATACAGAGTATTGAAAAGAAGATTGCTTGGACTTACCCCCTAAAGTATTTATCAAACGACACGTAGCACTGACGCCAGAGCAAAAGAAAGTTTACGAACAGATGAAGAAAGCAGCAATGGCTGTACTTAATGGTAAAGTTACAACTACCATGACTGTGTTAACACAGCTTATGAGACTACATCAAATTACATGTGGTTATGTAACTGCTGACGATGGAACTGTACAAGCAGTTGAGAGTAATAGACTTAATGAATTGATGTCTATTTTAGAAGACACAGATGGTAAAGTTATTATATGGGCCAACTATCAAACAAGTGTAAGTGATATAATGAAAGCGTTAACTAAAAAGTATGGTGCTAATTCATTTGTTCACTATTATGGTTTGACACCACAAGAAGATAGACAAGATAATATTCGTAAGTTTCAAAACGATCCAGAGTGTAGATTTATTATTGGTACACCTCAAACAGGTGGTTATGGTATTACACTTACACAAGCTAATACTGTTATATATTATTCTAATAGTTATGATCTAGAAAAGAGACTACAGTCAGAAGACAGAGCACACAGAATAGGACAAAAGAAAACAGTGACTTATATCGATTTGATTTCCGAGGACACCGTTGACGAGAAGATTGTGAAGGCTTTAAGAGATAAAATAAATATTGCATCTGAAGTCATGGGTGAAGATTTAAAAGAATGGATCTAAACTAAATCTCTAGCTTTTCCAATTACAGGTTTGTATTTAGTCTTACCTTCTGATTTGTAAGCCCACAAAAATTGTTTTCTAGGTTTGTCTGTAGTGTAACTACAGTGTATCCATCCCGAGTTAGGTTCGCCTGGCGTGTAGAACTCGAGTATCAATTGATCAAATTCTAGGTTTGCATAAATCCAGTCAGCCAATTCAGCATTGTCGGTTCCCATACATTCGAAGTCTGCGGCCTCAGCTTTTGCATGTTGGCTGTTAATCGAGCTACCTATTTTTAGGCACAGCTGCTCGCTACGGAATCCTGACGTTACCTTAACTCTTCCGAAGTGGTCACGTACCGGCTGTAAAATATTTTCACAAAGTGCTTTTAGTTTTTCTATCTGACCTGAGTTAGGATTGTTATTGATATCCAAACGGATAGCTGTATCTGATTTAATTAATTCTTGAAGTGTAAAATTACGAGATAGTTCCATTTTTATCTAAGCATGTTTAATAAGAGTGCAATACATATTCCAAATGCTCCTCCTATTATCATCTTCTCCATACGTGCTAAACGTTCTTTAACTTCTTTGATTTGTTCAAAAGTTTGTTTCTGCATAATACGACACAGTTTTTCATGGTCATCTATTTTCTGTAATGCAGATCTTTTAGCCATTATTTTGTAACCCCCGCTACAAAAGAAACCCGATAGGATAAACCTATCACACCGCCCAAACTTTTAATTTTGTTTACCATTATGTTCTTAACCTTTGCTTAATAAGTTGTTCACTTGGTGATAGTAATGCAGTCTCCGTTCTTGTCAAGTTAGTATTTGGTATGACATTTTGCGCAACATTTTGTACTTTAGGCATAGGCATTCCTGGTAATGGTGGTGTTTGTATATTGGCTGTTTGTACAGTCGTATCTCTTTGTGGAATACTAGACTGATCTAAATTCATTAACTCTTCTATTTTTTGTAGATCTGTTTTACCTTCTCTTTGATCTAATTTTTTCTTACCATAATCTCTTACAATATTTCTAAACATTCTCTTTGGATAGAAATAATCTTTTTCTATTTTTTCTCCTCTTTCTTTTGCAATTTTTTCAGCTTCTTTTACTCTTTTTTTCATACGAGAATCATAAGCTGTGTATGGAATGTTATCTCCTTTTAATAATTTTCTTGCTTTAGCAGAAGATATATTTCTTCCTCTTAATAATTTTCTTAAATCTCTTTCACTAACTCCAACTGTCTCAGCATCTTTTAAAATAAAATAGAAGTCTTGATTAACTTTAAAAGCTTCATCTTGAATTTTTTTAAACTCTTCTGCCATTACTTCTGGTCCTCTACTTTCAAAGTTTTGTAAACTAAAAAACTTCTCTGCAGTTGTAACTGATCTAATGTTTCTATTGTATTCTGTTATCTTGTAGTTCATGGTTCGTGGTACGTCGACATTGATAATTCTAATACCAGACAACATTGCAAGTAATTCATCTTGTAAGTTTACAGGTTGTCCACCTTTTTTAATATCACCTGTAAAACCTTTTAATAATTTATCTCCTGTATCAATAAATGTTGGTCTTACACCTCTAAATATATGTCCTAGACTTTTCATAAATTTATCTTGATCCGAGTCTGTATCAGAATAAACAGCAGCTCCTGTTTTAGTTACACCACCTCTACCACCTAGTAAAAGATTTGATGGCATTACATCTGACATTTTTTCCAATGCAATTGATTGAGACACAAAAGGATCAATTAGTTTTCTTATCGGTCCATCTTCTCCAAAAAACAATTTAAACATAGTATCACCTACATCTCTTTGTTTTAATTTACCTTCTTCTATAGTTTTTATAGCAGCTCTAAATGGTTGTGAAATTACATCGTATGGACTGAAGTATGAAAAGTTAATTGCTTTACCAACTCCATCTTTCCATTTATTTACAGGTAAGATAGCTGCTCTTGAATCCCATGGTGCTGATAGACTTCTTTTATATGCTTCTATCTGTTCCATTGAAGTACCTGTTAAGTTTTGAGCTAGTGTTGAAACTCCTTTTTCTGCTCCCCCTAAAGTTACAAATGCACCAAGTAGTCTTCTATAACCCATCTGTCTTAATTGTGCGTTGGATGATGTAGCTTCTTTAGCTCCAATAGATAATATGTTATATGTTGTTCTAATCATTTCAGCTGGGAATGATATGAAGTTACCGAAAGGTAGTTTTCTTAAATCTTTAATAACTTGTGGTACCTTACTATATGTAGGATAAGTATTTCTTATTTGCCATGCAGCAGCTTCATCTAAAGCTTCGTCTAATGTTTTTGCTTTACCAGTAAATGTATTAAACTTATCAAATTTTCTACCTACAATTTCTTCTGTCCATTTAGCAACATCATCTACATTCTTGTACATAGATTTCATTTGAGATTTTACATACTCATGGCCATACCATTTCCACAAGTTATCACCTCCAGCATATACTCTTGTTGCTGTTTTAATCATTTTTGAATCAGCTAATCTTGCGAATCAAACTGTCCATGTTTTTTACTTTGGCTCCAGCTCTTATATCTTTTAACACTGCTTGTAGTTCTGATGCTACAATGTTTTCATCAATTACACCTAGTCTAATTTTGTTTTCTAAATTTTTTATAAACTTACCTTCATCAATTACTTTTCCCGCACCAAATATATCATCTACAACCATTTTAATTGAGTCAGTTACAGAAGCTCTGCCTCCTATGTGACCATTGGCTAATGGAAACATACTAGCAGATGAAACGTTTCTTACTTGTGTAACGGGTGAAAGAACTGTTTTACCAAACTGAGTGGCTACTTTAAATTGTAATATGTTTCTGTATACAGAACTTTGTATCCAGTTATCAAATGTACCAGGTGCTCCTTTTAATGCTTTAGCCATGTCTTTAGAAGCAAACAATTTACTCATCCCAGTTTTCAATAGACCTAATCCTTTTAAGTCTCCAACTTTTTCTACGTCAAACATTCTTCTAGCATCCGCAATTGTTTTATCTTTAAACAACCAACCTTCATCAATACCAATCTTAGCTAACTTATCTAAAGTTTGTTTATTTACAGCTTGTGTAATTGCATGTGATGTAGTCTGTAGTACAGAAGATTTTAAATTGTTTTCTTCTCCCAGTAATTTTTTAATTACATCCGGTAACTCTTCTCCTGTTCTAATTAATTTATCAGATCTTAAAGTATCTTTAGATATGTTTTGTAAAATTCTTAATGGATCAACACCATCTTGTTTTGTGTGGACCAATATTTTATTTGTTAAACTTTCTGCCATCTCTTGTAAAGCTTGATTGTCTGTCATATTTTTAGTTTTTAATTCTTTTAAAGCAGACTCTCTTATGTCTTTGTTTTTCTTCACTACATTTTCTAGTATCCATTTAGAAGCTGCGCTTTTTAATTTATCACTTGCTTGATACTCAGGATTACTGAATGTTGCAAAAGACTTTCTCATATAAGACTTTATATTATTTAACATAAAGTTTTTAAGATCACCTTCAGGTAATAAGTTTGCAAATGTTTTTTTAGTATTTAATATTTCTTTATTCAAAAGTTCTGCTGTTTCTTGTAGTTCTTTTGGTAAATCACTTTTTTTAGTTTGACCTTTTAAGAAAGCTAAAACTTTATCTAAGTAGTAATCTCTACTTGCAGGAGATGTAGTTAATGAATTATATTGTCCTTCAAAACTTTTAGCTAAATCATATGATTTTTTTTCTATAGATTCTAAATACTTTTCTATGGTTCTAGATCTTGCTTTTATTTCTCTGTTTGCTTCTGATGTAAGTTGATATTTTAAACCAGTTCCTTTACCTAATGATCTAAATGCAGATAAAAAGTTATCTAACTTTTTTAATCTTGATTCTAATGGGTCACTACTTTTTGTAGAAAACATTCTCCACTTATCAAAGGATGGTAATTGTTTTGCACCTGTTCCCTACTTTCAAAGGTGATAGTGCTTTATCAACAACATAACTACTAGCATTTCTGATGGCTTTACCTGCTGTGGCAGATCCCGGTACATTTGCTGCAAGATAAGTTACAGGTCTTACAACTAAAGTATCTACACCTGTTAATGCATAACCTGCTGGTTTCATGATACCATACTTAGCACCAACAGTTGCAATCTTTGCAAGAGGTTTACCTAGTATAGGAAAACCTGCACCTATAATAGTTCCTTCAGCACCGAATCTTAATTTGTTTCTAAACCTCGCGAGTGCTAAATCTCTTCCTTCTAAACCTTCTTCACTTTCTTTTTTTAAAACTAATGGTCCTTCTTCATTTATTTGTCTAGCCCCTGAAGTTATAAAATCTGTTGCACCAAACGCAGTTGCCATATACCCAGCACGTTTTGCAATGTCTGTTCCTTTGGCCGTGGTCCCTGTTGCTTTGGCTGCTTTATTTGCATCTTTAACTTTTTTAGATTTAAAAAGTTTCTTGGCTCTATTCATTATTTTGAATACACCACCACCAGGAACACCATATTCAATTAAAATTTTATTAACAGTTCCGAGTAATGTTTCTGGATCTTCTATTTTATTTTCTTGATAAGCTTTATCTAAGGCTTCTGTAAGTTTAGTATCAGCAGCCATATCTATACCGGTTGTTAACAAGTCACCAATTGAATAACCAATGTTTTGAGCTGCACCAAATATAGATTTTTCCATATCTCCAAAAAAATCTATGTAATCTTTTTCTTGTGGCTGAGTTTTACCTTCAACTAAATCTGTTATTCTAGGTAATTTGTTGTCCATTAATGACTTTAGATTGTAATCTCTCAATGGAGTATTACTCATAGTCATCATGAGGTCAGCTGCACCTTTCCATGTAAATTTTACAGGTTTTTTTGTTTTTGTAAGTGTAGACTTTAAAGTGTCTGTTAGTGTATCCTTGTCGATAACTAATCTATTATCTTTAGGTTTAAAGGGCTCCATGTTAAGCTCCTTGTGGTAATGTCAGATTTACGTCGTATTGTTGATTAAATGCTGCGATGTCTTCACCAGTTTGAATATTTGCAAAGTCCATTAATGCTTGTTTACTGTTGGCTAATAATTGTACAATGTCGTTTGATATTTCTTGTGGCAGTCTTGATCTAAGTTCTGTGTAAGATAAATCTTGAACTTGTTCTTGAGGAGCATCTGCAACTTCTGGCATCATTGGATCTCCACCAAAAGCTAAACCTACTCTACCACCATCGTTGTAAGCACTATAACCATATTTTTTCTGTAGCTGTTCAAAAGTAAAATCTCTTGCTTCTGTTGTGCCTTCTTGCATTTGTGGTACATTATCTTGTATTTGTTTAGGAGTAGCACCAGGATTCGCTTCTAAATACTCATCAATTCTTCTTTTGTTTTCTGTTTTTACATAATCTTCCATTGAATCACCAAATAAATCAGGACTACTAATTATTGATAAATATTCAGGTGATACACCTAATTCTTTAGTTAAAACGTTTTGATTAATTTTTATTCTTCTTTTAGCCGCATCAATTTCTTCTGGTGTTGATTCTGGATTATTTATAATATCCATTTGATCAAAAATAGTTTGTTGAGCGTTTGTAATAATATCTCTTTCAACTTCTGCAGACATTCTACCATCACTTCCATCACCTAAATTTTTTAATTTTTGTTCTTCAAGATCATATTCAGATGCTAATGCACCAGAAAATAAGTCTTCAGCTCTTTTCATTTTGTCATCTTTTTTAGCTAACTGTGCTGCTTGAAAAGTTGCAAAAGGTTCTTTAGCTGCTGTTGCAGCTGTAGCTAACAAACCACCTCTAGGTGTTTGTGACATTAGATTTAAACCAAATGAAGTTAAAAAATTTGGTAGACTACCTGGTAGTAATCTATCTGATCCTGCATTAACTCCTCTAAATTTTTCAAGATCTTTCATAGCTCTTTCAGTTGTACTTAAAGCTCTATCGTATGGATCTGTTCCTTGACTATATTGTTTTCTTGGTTGATCTAACCCTGATGTGATTCCACTTGTAGAACCACCCATTCTAAACATCGGTCTTCTTAAAGTTCTATTCATATTAAGGTCTCTTTAATGCGCCATATATCCCTGCTCCAGTGGCTGCTGCACCTAATGCAGTTTGTAAGAATCCTGGATCTGGTACTTGTGATGTTTGTGTTCCTGATCCTGCCATTCCACCCATGATACCTGTAACAAGGTTACCGTAGTTTTGTAATTGTTCTTGTGGTTGATATGCAGCCATTCTAGTTGCTTCTCTTTGTGCATCAAGTTGAGCTTGTTGTTGCGCTTGATTCAATGCGCCCAATGAACCTAACGTTGAAATATCTCCTGATTGTAAACCAGGTAATGCAGAAGCTAATCCCATTTGGTTTTGAAATTGTTGTTGAGCTGCTTGTTGTGCTTGACCAAAACCTTGATTTAATAATTGTGCTTGTAATTGTGCTCTTTTCATATCAGAACCTGATTTATATTCTGCTTCTAATACACCTTCACGTCCACCACCAAAAGCTCCTGATGCTACTGCTTGATCAGCTATTCCTTGTTGTTGCATAGCTGCATTTTTATCAAACTCTGCAAGAGTTGCATCAATCACTTGTGATTGATATGGAGACATAAATTGTTGAAAAGCTTGTGGTCCAGTTGCAGCTTGTGCTTGATTTAAAAAAGGTTGGTATGATCCCACACCTTGAAGAGCTTTAATTTGTGCTAAATTTTGTAATGTATCTTGTTGTGCTACTTGTGGTGCAAGTCCTGCTAAATTTTGTTTTCTTACGTCAAATGCTCTTGCAGCATCTTGTCTTGATTTAAATCCTGCATCTGTTTCACCTGTCATTTTTGACAGACTTCCAATGCCTCCTGATACAACCGGTACACCTGTAAAGGCAACGGCCTGTTCGGCTAAATCTTTTCCTATATCTTCTACAAAGGGTGCTGGTCGCGATATTGTGGTTTCTGTCGCCATTATAATACTTCCTCTAATCGTTGTGATGTTTTAAACATTTCTCTAGCGCCATCTAATCCTTGCGATTCTTCAGATACTTCACCTCCGGATTCGAGGTTTTTCATCATGTTATACATGACTTCTGCGCCCTTGTCTATATCTCCTTCACCTGCATTTCTAACAGCGTCAGCTGTAAATACAAACTCATTCTTAGACAGTCTAGCAGGCACATCGTCAGCTCTTTCCATTCGACCAATAGGCACGAACCCACCTTCTTCTCTGTAGTCTTTTTCCATGCCGTCCATATCTAGTAATGGCATAGTTTTTTTAGCTACTGGTTCTGCATCTCCGCCTTCTTGATAACCCATTCTCATTAAACCACCATCAGCAGCAAATCTTGGTGCTAAAAAGTTGTAAGGGTTGTTTCTTATATCTGCAATGTTAATACTATTTTTTCTGTAGTATTCATCTAAATCTATTTTATCATCATCTTTATCTTTACCTATACCTAATGCATCTAGAGCAAAAGGAAGACCAAAGCCTAAAGTTAAACCGCCTTTTAATGTTGGCATCATAGATCCACCACCCGTTGTAAGACCTAACTTACCAAATAAACCTTTAGTAAAAGGAGTTCCTTGTAAATATTTCATAGGGCCTGCTGCTTGTGAAGCTGCTTGTCCAAATAATGTTGATTTTAATCCTGCTAAACCTTTTCCACCACCAAAACCGCCACCAAATTTAAATAACGCTGCACCTAATGCAGCTTTACCAAACGGTGACTTAGCAACTTTTTTAACAGCTCTTGTTGCTTTCTTAACTAACTTACCTAAGAAATACATTTGTCTTCCTGATTCAAGGTCCATGATTCCTCCTTCAGGAGTATCTTCCATCATACCGCCATCCATTTTTCCTGCACGTCCACCATCTGCAAGACCTGTGAAATCAAATATAGAGCCCGCGAATCTTGGAGCAAGGCCACCTAGATTTCTTTTAGGTGTTTCAGGATCAGCTGGGTCATTATTTACGAAACAATACGCAGGTGGGTTAGGTCCTTTACAAGGATCCATTTCTTGATTTCCTCCGTCATTGTCTGGTAATTCAACTTTATTTCTATTCATATAATCATTAAATTCTGATTGTGTGACAGTATCATTAGGATCAAGAACTCTATCCTCCATTTGAATATCTTCTTTTAAATCCGCTAATGTATCTGCTTGTTTAGCTGTTGTTCCAAAAGTTACTTTACCAGTAACAGGATCTACACTTTTTGTATATTGAGTTTGAGAACCTATTTCTCTTATTGAATCTTCATCAAAATATTTTGTTGAAGGATCTATTGTAAAAGCACTTCCAATTCCTGAAATAAAACTTGGAACTTCATAACCACCGATTGTTAAACCTTGACTATCGATAACACCTAAATCTTCTAAATTTTCATCTTTAGTTCTTTGAACATAACCTAGCTTATTAAATAAATTTTTTTTATTTAATGCAGCTTCCTCTAATCTTCTTTTTCTTTTTGCTCTTCTTTTTCTATCGTTTTCTAATGACTCTTGAAATTTTTTAACCTCTTCTTTTTTTTTAGCATTATCTATAGATTCTTGTGTAGCATAACTTTGATCTTCATATGCTTTTCCACCATATTCTTGTTTAACATTTACATTACCACCATAATTTCCTCCAGCTGATGCTCCACCTGCCGGTCCTTGATTAGTAGAAGAGTTATTATTACTACTACTATTATTTGTGTTACCCCCATAATTTCCTCCAGAAGATGCTCCACCTGCAGGGCCTTGTGACGAACTTCTACTTGGTGGCCCATAAGATGAACCACGATAACCTGGACGTTTACCATTCGCTGGTTTGTTTACAAGTTGCTGGTATTGTTGTGCGTTTGTTATTGCCATTACTCTGACGTTGCTCCTAATGGTGGCATCGCTGCCACTTTTACTTTTAATGATCTTGTTATGTGTTCTTTTTTGAGTAGCTGTTTCAGGATTAGCAATATCATCTTCTGCTTCTTGATCAGAATTATATTCATAATTTGTTTGTGTATTTCTTAATACTACTTCAGTTTCACACTTTACAACTGGTACTTTTTTACCATTTATCATTGTGTATGCTACTGATCCTTCTTCTTTAAATGCCATAATTAATCCCTGTTTATTTCCAATATTGCACAAGTACCTTCAAATATATTTGCTGAAGCAGCTTGTAGTTGTAGTTTGTCATTCTCTTCTAGCACAATTGAGCCATCAGAGATAGACTTAGAATCCCCTGAGTTTACAGTATGTTCAGCAAATTGAAAAGCAGTTGTTGTTGAATTATCATATAAAAAAGCTTTTATTTCTGTGTTTCCACCACCAACATTAGCTGTGTGTATGTTCTGTATTATAGCTCTAGAGTTAGAAGGTACAGTATAAACATCTGTCACATCGGTTGTAGTTAGATTAAAGTTAGCGTTTTTATATATATTTGCCATATTAATTTCCTGATTTAAACCAAGTAAATCTTTCCGTTTCTTGTTTTAATTCATTTAAAAATGTAGAGTTTAATTGTTCTACTACTAAAGCAATTGCTCTATTGATTTGTTTTTGATTTGAAAAATCGTATTCTTCTTTTGGTTCTGGTATTCTCACTACTACTTTAGCCATTATCTACGTCCATCCGGTTGTATATCTATTCTTAAAGTTCCAAAACGCCAAGACTCACTAACATCAGTATTTTCTATCTTAATGTTAACAAATCTTCCTCTGGCTCTAGTATCTTTTTTATCAGTACTAGCAGTAATTGTAAAGGGACTTAAAGCAGTTGTTGTTTCTGATTGTTGTGGGTAACGTTTAACAGCAAGTGTTACTTTTGCATTACCTTGCAAATCTTTAAAGTCTGGTACAAATCTTCTCATAGCTAAAAATACCTCACCCGCTACTGTAGGACCACTTGATTTACCTTGTGCATCTTTTTGTTTAGCTTGTAAATCGAAGTCAAATGATTTTATAAATGATGTAACAGTTGTTGTACTACCATTAGGATTTACCTGATCAGTTCCTACTTCATGTTCAAACAATGTTGTTTGACCTAAACCTGATTGACCAACAATTACAGGGAAAGTACCTGAAGCTGAATCATTAAATTTAGTAGCTGATGGTTTAGGATATACACTAGCATCAATCCAAGAAGTTCTTGCCTCTGTTCCTATATACCAAACTCCACCTTTCATAGGTTCACCATAATTAAATACAACATACTGATCATTGTAATCAGAACTAGTTGATGGATAATACCAAACAACCTCTGTAAATAAGTTATTTATACCTGCACAGATCTGTTGTCCTTTTGTAGTATCTGCTTGATCATAAACATAGTCTTCAACAGAACATGGTAAAGATTTAACTGTACCATCAAACATAAAGAAACCATTAGGACTCATCCAAAATGCAGCACCATCTATTTCAACAGCAGCATTTTTACCTATCAATCCACAGTTAGTACCTACTTGTTCAAAACCGAATGTAAAAGGTGATCCAATAAATTTCATTGTATACAATGCATTATCTGTCCAAACTAAAATTGTTTCTTTTGCTTTTAAGGATCCAATAATTTTTGTACCATCTTGTAATCTTTGTGTACCAGCTGAATTAATTGCTGTTGGTGTATAATCATTTATATCTTCTTGATCCGAGAATCTAATAAACATATCGTCTTGAGATGTTGTATCTCCAATAATAGTTTCTGTTCCTAAATGAATTAAGTGACGTGTTGTAGGAGATACTAATGTAATTCTAGTTGCTGTTGGATTAGCTGATGTAGAAAATCCTGAAGTTGATGTAGATGCTCTTACTGTTAATCTTGAAGCATTACCTGCATCCCATGTAAAAGTTTTTCCATTTGCAATTGTTGCAATTAATACTTGACCAAAATTACTTAAAGACCATAATCCAGGTTCAAGAGAAACGTCAGATGCTGAAGCTGCTTCTCCCCATGCTCCATTGCCCCATGTATCAATACCCCAACCATAACCATATGATTGCTCTGCTGGTCCAACTTGTTCATAAGGTTTAACTTCTAAACTACCACCTGTTGAAACTGTTGCTGTTGCATTAGAACTTTGTGTAATTGTAAATACACTTGTACTTGTAACTGAAGTTACTTGAAATAATTTATCTTCAAAATCAGAATTTTGATAACCTGTACTACTTGGTAAAGTTACATTATCTAGTAATACAATATCACCTGCAGATAAACCATGGTTTGATTTTGTTATGGAACAAACAGCAGAGTTATTAGTCGTGGCTATTGTGCAAGATGACAATGTAGCTTTTAAAGGTGTGATGTCATAGAGCTGACCTTCAAAGTATATAAGTAAAAATTTATCTGTACCAATTGCAATGTATCTATTTCCATCTAAGTCTACGAATGCAAACTGACGTCTTGCAACACCTACTATTGTATCTGTAACTAATGACGACCAACCACCTACTTTTTCAGGTAGTCCGTATCTAAATCTAGTATTATCACAATCAACCCATCTGTTTTCAGCACCAGATGCAGTATCTTGTTTATCTATTCCTGGTAAGACTTTAAAATCAATTAGAGCCATGGTCCGTGCTCCTATATGTTGTCTTTATAGATCCAGCCTCTAGTTGCATTAACATACACTAAAGTAAATGCAGCACCATTAGCATTAACCACTAAATTAGAAGCGGCACCTAAAATATTAGAACTGTTTCTACCGATTGTTAAATTGTTAGATGCAAAAGCATTACCACTGTCTATAAAATGTACTTCATTACCTATTGCAGGAGATGCCGGTAAGTTAATTGTAACTCCTGTACCAATACCACTCCCTGATGTGTTTATTAATAATTGATCACCATTAACTGCTGTATAAGTAGAAGGTGGTGTGTAATATCCTTTTGTTTGTAATTTTCCTGTAATGTTTGTGCCATCAGAATATAAAACTGTTGTTGATCCTACAGGTAAAGTAACACCTGTTCCTGAAACTGTTTTAACTGTTAATGTATAATTAGAAGAAGATCTAGCTGTTGCATCTTCTACAATGAAAACTCTTTCAGCACCATCAGGCATAGTCACTGTTCTAGCTGCTGTTAAAGTCCCTGTTAGTTTGTAGTATAAATTTTTACCGTTTGCTGTTGCATGATTAGCTAAAGACAAAGCAACGTCTCCTGAACCTACTGCAAGTGATAAATAACCACTAGCTGCTTGTTCCAAAATTTGTAAGTTTGTATTAGTAATAGTTCCCCATGTACCAGATTTTTCACCTGTTGTTATGAGTTCTAGTTTTAAGTCTGTCGATGTACTTGATGCCATAATTCTCCTATGCGTCAGGGTCTATCGGGACCCAAACTTGATTTACTCCTGGTGGTATCGGGTTCCATGATATCACACTTACAGGGTTATTTGCAAGGTTAATTTGTTGTCCCGTAACATCTACTCTAACTGTTATATCTCCTATTGCTATTACCAATTGCAATATTTAACCTATTACCATTAGCTAATACAGACAATACCCCCTCCACCGACTCCGGCGAAAGTAGTTGATGAAAAAGATGTTGCTCCAAAAAACATTACGGTGTTTGAATCCTTGTCCAAGTTTGGCCGGCGCCAGGTACTACACCGTCCCATTGTTTAATATTAATAGAAGTAGGTACCGCTACTTCTAACTCACTACCTGTAGGTAATACAGTTGCTTTAGCTTTAATAGTTACTGTTCCGGTAGATAAGTTTTGTCTATTAGTTGTAACAATAGCTGTTGCGTTAGCTTTGGTTGTAGCATTTCCAATAGCAATTTCAATACCACTTCCTGTAGGTGTAATTGTTGCTCCTGCAACGATTGTAACATCACCTGTTTCTGTATTGATCCTTGATCCCTGAGGCAAGACTCCTGCTGCTGCAGTTGTTGTAACTGTTCCAGTATCTGCATTAATCCTTGATCCTGTTACATTATATTTAAATGCAAGTGTAACTGTACCGGTATCTGTATTGATCCTTGACCCTGTTGGAATAATTGTTGCTTTACCAATAGTTGCAACGGACCCTGTGTCTAAATTTAATCTGTTACCAGATACACCTACTACATCAATACCTTTAGCAACTCCTGTATCAATTTCATAACCATTACCAGTAACACCAAAGTTAGCTGCTGCAGTAACAGTAACGGAACCTGTAGAAAAATTTAGTCTTTGACCTGTTGGAGATACTGTTTGATTGACATTGATTTCAACATTACCAATTGTAGTATTTAATCTACTACCCGTTGGTAGTACTAAAGCGTTTGCAATGATTGTTGGATTGCCTGTAGACTCGTTGATTCTTGAGCCAAGGACATTGACGAATGCATTAGGGTTAAAGCCTACATCTGAAAATGCAGCTGAGGCGAAGGGTGTTGCGCCAAAGTACATGGCAGGTTACCTGGCCGTCGCCGGAATATTATTACTGCCAACTATGCTTTGGCCAAAGGCCATGTAGATGTATGTTGCACCAGAAGCATTGTGCATACCATCATTTGCTCTTGGTTTAAATCCATTAGAAAGTATATCTAAATCTCCCCAAGTTTCATTTCCTTCTGCATAATTACCTTCTGCTCTTAAATAATTATTTTCATCATTAAAACCATTTCTTTTATTGTCATACATCGCCCAGTGATTTGTATTATCAGTTCTTTTCACCATTACAAAAGCAGGTTTAAATCCTGTATAAACAAATGTTCCATTAGCATTTCCATTCCCTGTGTAGCTTCCAAACTTGCTATAACCAGTTTTCTCTGCAAAAGCATAAAACACAAGAGATTCCCCTGTTGCAAAATCGCCACCTTTCATAGTAAATACTGAAGATGTTGGAGTTGTGTCGTTCCATATTGTACTTGTTGTAGATGCGTCTGTAGCATTTAAATATAATCTTTTAGTATTTCCTAAACTTGCATGATAAACAAACCAATTACCAGTTGAGGCTGTATTTTTAACTAAAATCATTTTAGGAACTACACCTAAACCATGACCTAAAGTATCATTATTTGTGGCAAGACTTGAACAAGTTCCAATACTAAATCCTGCTGTAGTATTAACTGAAACTGTTGTTGTTCTACTACCATCTGTATTTGATGAACCTGTTCCATTTGCTCTCCATTGCCAACCCACATAACTTTTTGAGTTTTGGTTATAGTTATATCCACCACCATCAGAACCAATGGTTGAAGATGATGAGCCAAAAGTTATACCATAAGCAGAAGTAATATCAGAGCCACCAGCTGCAGTAGTACCATTTGATCTTAAAATTGGTCCAGGAGCTGATGTATAATGTCCACCTCTGACACTATCAAATAAACAATGGTTAGATGTTTCAGTTCTATTTTTCATCCAAAGCATTCCAAGATTATCCATAGTTAAAGTTTGTGAAGAACCATTACCTGTGTATATAGTGGTGTCAAAATAATCCGAACTCTTATTTATTGTAGTATAAGCCATTATAAATTTAACCCCTTTGTTGATAAAGCTGTGTAGCCAGTTGGTACATCATACTCAAAAATCCCATTATTACTAGCATTAGTTCCTGCACTAGATACTGCTGTTGTTCCGAAATAACCATTACCGAAGTTGTTTCTAGCTTCTCCACCATTAGCTAATTGCCATGCAGGTACAAATTCATTATTTGAATGAAGTAGTGCTGTACTAGTAATTGTTTTTACTAAAGTTCCATTTTTATAAAAATTTAAAATTCCATTTTCTGTATCTAAAGCTATTCCAATAATATCAGTATCTCCAAATGTTATTCCAAGATTAGATTGTCCACCACCTATACCAGTTTCAATAATATAACCATCACCTGTATATATAACTCTACCTGCATCTACTGCACTTTGTGTAGTTCCATCTTTTTCTGCTAAACAAATTCCAACATTTAAATCTCCACCACCATGTCTGAAAACTTCCCAATAATATTTTCCAAGACCACAAGCAATAGTTCCTAAAGAACTAAGGAAACCAGAAGTATCTTTTCTTACTCTTGTATTTCCATATGCAAATTCTGCACCAGAACCAGTTGATAAACTATTAACAACAGCAAAAACATTACTTGGATTATCTTCTGTTTTTGTAAGTGTACCACCTGCAACTGTAAAGTTATTACTATTACCAGATTGGTCTGTTACTGAATTACCATCTTTTAAAATAAAATATCCAGAAGAACCATAAGTTACACTTGGAGCAGTATTTATCTTCCATTCTCCAGTTGTGCTGTCTGTAGAACCAAAACTAGATGGTGTTAATTGTGAGCCATCTACAAAATGTAAATGAGACATTGAACCATCAAAACTATAACTAGCACTACCTGCGTCACCACCATAAGTTCCAATATAATGTGTTGTTCCAATAGATAAATTTGTATTTTGATTACACTCTGTTTCTGTAGCAAAAGAAGTTTCTTCTTCTCCATTAACATAAATTCTAATTCTATTTCCACCTGCTTGAGTTGTATCAACAGCACAAACAATATGATACCAAGCATTTAAATCTCTAAATAATCTATTTGTTTGATAAGCAATAACATTTGAACCACTTAATTCAGAATAAAAATATAGTTTTTCGGTATTAGTAAAAAATAAATGAGTTCTATTATTGGCATTGTAATTTCCTACCATGTGTTGTTCTACACCTAGCTTTGACCTTTTTACCCAAAGCGACCAAGTAAATCTTTGTTGACTTGGTGAACCAATATTAGAAGTTAAATATGTACTAGCCATTAGTTAAATTGTCCTCCACCTGATGCGCCGTGAGATATTGTAATTGTAAACTGACGGTCCGCTGTTTGGGCCTCTGCATCTGTTGCTCTTATCGTAAATGTATAAGTAGTTGTAGCAGTTGACCCTGATTCAGTACCAGTGATTGCACCCGTACTTGTATTTAAACTTGCACCTCCTGGAAGTGATCCAGATTGTACTCCGAAGGTTGTAGCATTTGTTGCAGCTACTGTAAAGTTGATAGTTCCCGCAGCTGATACTGTTCCTAAACTTCCTGCTGCAGTTGTCCACGCAGGTGCATCGGACACTGTTAATAATGCATTAGTTGATCTTACAGCTAAACCATCATTGTTCTCTGCTCTTAAATAATAAGTACCATCTACAGATATTGTAAACGTTGCAACAATCGTTGTTGCACTTGTAAATGCAACACTGTCTGCAGTTATAATTGCACCAGTTGAAGCGTTGATTGCATCAACTGTTGGTATGGATTGAAAGTTAGTTCCTGTAATCGTTACTGCTGTTTGCGTGTTTTCAATAGCACTTGGACTAATAGAACTTATAGTTGGAAAAGTTACACTTGATCCAAAAGACAATGTACCTGATCCATTAGTTTTTAATACCTGATCTGCCGTACCGTCTGTTGTAGGTAGTTTTAAAAAGAAACCTGTATTAACTGTAGGTGAAGTTGAGAAAGTATGATTACCCATGTTCGCGTGTGATGAACATTGGTAGTATAAAATATTTGGTGTATCGCTATCAACAGCAATCATTGTGTAAGCACCAGCTTGACCTGGTGTACCGTTAGTAGTTACTCCTGTTGTAAATGCTGTAGTCTTACTAGCGTTGTTGTAAAATAATAAAGGGTGTCCTGAGTTAGATGCATCTGATTGATCAAATTTATAGTGATAAGGTTTAGATGTATCATTACCTTTAATCTCAATAATAGGTGATTCAATACCATTGATAAAATAACCGTTAGAACTACCTACACCGTTATAAGGGTGAGCTGCAGTTTTTGATGCAACAGTTACAGTATAAGTTATTGGAGTAGATGAAGATGCATAAGGACTAAGGAATCCTCCACCACCAGAATCTTTACTGATAATCAGATTACCGTTTTGGTCCTGTATTGTATCTACTTTTAATATACTACTCATAATTATCTAGCCGTTGCCGGTACTCCGTCTGTTCCTGAATTAGCTACCAATGGTTGTTCTGCAAACGCCATATAAATTAATTCTGTTCCACTTCCACCACCACCCCAATTTCCATCTCTTCTGATTTTAAAACCATTTGAAAGTATATCAATTTGTGCATAGTTAGATGCAGGTGAACCACCATAATATCCTTCTTGTGTAGATAAATTTGCATATAAAGGCATATCATTTAAATTTTCTTTTCTTGTTGTGTCGAAGATATACCAATTTGACCAACCATCAGATACAAGAGGTTTTACCATAACCCAATTTGGAGTAAAGCCTGTGTAAGTAAATGTACCATTATCAGAACCGTTAGAAGTAAATTTTCCAAATTTGCTAAAACCAGTTTTTTCTGCGAAGCAGTAGGCAATGTAATCTCTACCACTAACATTTAATGCATTAGTATAATTAGTAGAAAACACAGTAGTTGTTGGTGCTGCCATAGAACCGTTTCCACTTTTATCTACCTCGTTAAATGTGTCATTTAATTCTAGCACGTAATTCCAATTTGTTAATCCTGTATGTAAAACTGCCCAAAATCCTGTGTTGTTTGTATTTTTTACTATAATTGCTTTTGGTGCAACACCTAGACCATGTCCAACTGTAGAAACTCCACCACTACCTAAATTTCCACTGTATTTAACAATACTAAATCCCGCTGTTGTATTTGCAGATACAGTTGATGTTATATTTCCATCAGTATTTGATGAACCTGCTGAATTTCCTGCTTTCCAGTTCCATGAAACATAAGTATTACTATTACTGTTTTCCCCACCACTAGCTCCTAAAGTAAAACCATCACTATTAAAAGATGTTAAAGAATTAGCTACAGTTGATTCTGCTGCACTTGAATGACTAGATATTCTTTTAGTTACCCCTCTAACTGCATCAAACCAATTTGGATTATGAGTGTCATCTCTACATTTTATCCAAGTTAAATCTGGTTGAAATCCTACACCTGTAATAGCTTGAGTTCCACCATTACCTGTAAATAGTTTAGTGTTAAAATAAGCAGAAGGTTTTACAATTGAACTATAAGCCATAATTTTTATCCATAAGTGTTAATGTTTTTTGTATTTAATGCATAGTATCCTGATGGTACATCATATTCAAATAAAGATCCATTACCATTTGAACCTGCAGAAGATATAGCTGTTGTACCAAAATAGCCGTCACCAAAATTCCAATGCATTAAACCTTTATTTGTAAATCCCATAGGAGTATATCCATCTACCATATTAGTAATTAACCCTGTATCTGCAGTTCCTTGAGTAGCTCCATCTTTATAAAATATGATTGTTCCATTATCTAAATCAAAAGCACATCCTATAATATTTCCTGTTGTAAAAGAGGCACCATAAGAAGAACCACTTGCACTAGCACCGACATATTTTTGACCATCTAATTGATAATAAACATTGTAGTTAGTGCCCTCTGCATTACCATTAGTACCTTGTGGATTATCAGCTACACCAATTCCCCACGTATCTCCAGCTGTTCCTACTTTAACTTCAAAATACCATTTTCCTGATTTTAAATCTCCAAATGTTGCTATTGCATTATTATTTTGACCATTTACTGTTTGCCCTTGTAAAGAAGTATTTGAATTAGAGTAAGTTGGATCATTACTTGTTATTCTTCTATTTAATAAATTTAGTCTAGCGTAATTTATTGATGGGTTATCTATATTTCTTGTAGCACTTCCATTAACTGTAAATGTGTTTGAATTGCCAGAACTATCTAATCCTAAATTAGCGGAATTTCCAAATATTAAATGAAAACCATTTGTACCCCAAGTAACACCTGTAATATCTTTCCATTTCCATATACCTGATGTAGAATCTGTTTCACCAAATACAGTTGGAGCTAATGCTGCGCCATCTACAAATGCAACATGAGACAGTTCACCTTGTAAATAATTTGATGAACGAGGTTGTCTGCCAATTTCTTGTGTTTTATTGGTATCTCCAAAAAAAGTAGATTGGTTTTGAGTTGGATAATCTGTATTAGATAAATTAGTTTCTAACTCTCCATTTATATAAAATTTAATTCTATTTGACGCTGTTCCCTGTGTAGTGTCACAAGCAACAACTATATGATACCAAGCTGAAACATCTCTTAATTTTCTTGCAGATTGAACTGTTACATCTGTTGCATCATTAACATTTATATTAAATCTTAATTGGTCATCAGCACCTATATTAATCATAGCTTCATCAATTTGAGGAGAAGTATATCCAGTTGCAAAAGGAACTGTATCTGAACCTAAAGCTGATCTTTTTATCCAAGCACTAAATGTCCATGTTGTATTAGATCCTGAACTGCTTGGTGTCCTATTTAAATAAGTATTTGCCATAATATTATCTTAGTTGAATCCCATAGATCCGCCTGCTCCTACTGTTACTGTTATTGTAAATTCTCTGTCTGCTGTTTGACCTTCAGCGTCAGTTGCACGAATAGTAAAAGTATATGTTGTGTTAACAGTAGCACCTGACTCAGTACCAGTCAATGTTGATGTACCACTACCCCCACTATTGAGTGTCATACCACCTGGAAATGTTCCAGATGCTTTTGCCATTGACACTGAATTTGTTGCAACTAAATTTATTGTACCAAAACTTGCTCCACCACCAAAGGTACCTAATGATCCTGCTGAAGTTTGCCATGCTGGTGCATCAGAAACTGTAAGCACTGCAGATGTTTGAATTGCATTACCATCTGGATTTTCAATATATAGTAAGTAAGTGCCATCAACAGGCAATGTAAATTTTACTGTAATTTGTGCTGCAGAATTAAAAGCTACTTCATCAGCAGATACTCTAGCACCAGTAGATGAATTAATTGCTGTAACTAATGGAACTGATACAAAGTTACCACCTGCAATAACACAAGTAGTTTGTGTGTTTTCAACTACGTTTGGAGTTATGGATGTAAAAGTTGGTCTTGTCTCAGTCGTTAAAGTAATAGATCCACCTAATGCTACCGCAGTACCATTGATTGTAATTTGTCCTGAACCTTGTAATGCTGCGTTTGCAACAGTTTGAGAACCTGTAAAAGTATCTCCACTATCTCCTAGTGTAACAGTTGTTCCTGATCTTGGACTAATTTTATTTACTTTTACTTCACTCATTATGCTCCTATTAACGCTTTAATTTCGTCGTCGTCCAATCCTAAATCTTTTAGTTTTTGTTTGCCAGATGCTTTTTTAGTTTCTTTATCTGCAACAGCTTGTTTTAATTCTTCAATCTTTGCATTAACATCAGCTTCTGATGGCATAGTTGCACCATCTTTTATTATTTTGATGTACTTGTATTGCATACGATCTTCGTTTGGAATTTTATTTCCATCACTATCATGTGTTTCCCAACCATACCAATCTCCACCATTAAAAGTTTGTAAAGCATTTTGAAAATAATCCATTCTATGTATCTCCTAATCTAATAAATGTAAAACAGGTGTTGTTCCTAGTAGTACTTCCTATTGCAGTAATAGCATCGCCATTAACACTATCAGCAGAAAATTTAACTTTAACATTAGCTGTGTCTGTTACATCTATATATGAGTTTATTGCCACATTACTGTAAGTATCATCATTTGATACCACTTTTATATGACCCCAGCTTGTAGCAACTTCTGAATAACTTGAATTGTTTGTTGTTACTAAAATATTTAATCCACAATATCTTCTATCTACATTTTTTTGAAAACTTGCAAAAGCACTAACCGAATAAATTCCTGTTGAAGGAAATGTAAATATTCCAGAACTTTCTGACATAGCACTTCCAATAGTTCCTTGACCAGTTGTATCAATTCTTTCTAAATTAGAATCAAATACAGTAGCTGGTGTATCAATATTTGCTTTACTAGCACTTAATCTCCATTGATCTGCCATTGTAATTCCACCACCTTTAATTAGTGAGTAATCAATTCTTTTTAATGTACCAGCATCTGACACTAAAAATTCGTCTGTGTCTGCTGGTTCACTAGCAAGTTCTGTTTGTGCCGAAATAACATCGGTATTTAATTTTGCACCTGTTACTTGATTTGCTCCAATTTGTGATGTACTTATTGTTCCTGAAAGAGCAGCGGTTAAAGTTTCATTACCGCCATCACTACCTTCAGTTAAAGATATATTTGTACCTGCAACTAATTTACCATTTAAAAAACCTGCTGTTGTATCATTAGAAGATACTTTTACTTTTTCTGTATCAGCACTTCCAAAACCATTTGCTGTTCCATTATTAGTAATAGTTGCACCTGCGGGAATAGTAATCGTATCACCTGATTCACCTAATTGTGTTGAAGTTCCTGATTGAGGAATTATTTTATCTACTTCTATTTGACTCATTATATTATTACCAATGTTCCTGTTACTGTAACATTACCTGAAACCGTTACCGGTCCTGCTAAAACGCCTGAGTCCATTGTTTGTGTATCAGAAATTGTTGAAGCATGTGTTGTTACATAAGTTGTAGCTGTCATACTTGCTGACGGCGCACGTTTTGCAGGGTATGTACAAAATACAGTTTTAGTTCCTGCAGAAAAATCTACTTTGTTATCGGAGTTTGACGAAGAAATAATAGTGTCTCTTGATAAAGTATCGGGTGATGCATCTGTTACAGTTCCAATACCAACTTCAAACTCTGCAGTTCCATCTAATTCAATTGCATAGTAAGTTGTATTACCAGTTCCAATTCCTGAAACAAAACTTTCATAACCAGTTTCTGCACCAGCTAAACTAAAAGTTCCTGTTCCAGTAGTTGTACTTGTTTCTTTAACTCTATCGTTAACTATTAAAGCCATTACTACTCCAAAATTTTATTACGCGTCGCCAAGTCTAATGATTGCACTAGATGAGTTAGCAGTTGGAAACTGAACAACGAAATCACCGTTAGTTGCAGTTTTTGTTCCGCCAAAGTCTAAAACTAATACAGCTTCATTACTTGTACCTTTATAAATCAGTGCTCCTACTGCTGATAACGTTACAGAACTAAAAGTAGAATCTGCAAAGTCAACGAATGCAATGTTACTTGATACTGCTACACCGTTGTTAGTTAAAGTATTTCCGCCTGCAGTATAGTTTGTTCCAGATGAAGAAACTTCATTGGAAGTTGTATAAGCAGTTGTTGAAGTACTAAAACCACCTATAGATGTATAAAGCGCTAGTTTAAAAGTTGATCCACCAGATGAATCAAAATCAAACACGCCACCAAGTAGGTCTGTTTTAAAAGAGTCAGGTACTATATTTGCCATTTAATTGTCTCCTTAATTTATTTTATGGTGATGGTGATTTAAGAGGTGTACGAATAACTCCATCTTGATATTCGTCTCGGCGTCTACGACCTTGTTGTTCGATCGCGTACGATTGTAAAGCTCTTTTAAAAGATCCTTCGTAGTATTGTAACATATCTGCAGGACCTTTCAAGTATCCATATGCTTCTACCAGACATCCATACAAAAGTAAATCCTGATATTTATTACTTGTATAAGTTCCTTGTGTACTTCCCGGTGAAGCTGTTATTGAATCTGGTTGCTTTGTATAAGCCAAAGTAATTAAATTAGTGCTATTTGGCGTAGGTGCTACTATCCAATAATTAGCATCCCAATTAGCATAGTATTTTGGTAATCCAGACGCTGTTCCTGGGGTATCATAAAAAGTTGCCATATATGAAGTATCTTTTTTTTCTAAAAAAGTTTGATCACCATTTGAATCTGTTAATTGTACATATCTAATAAATCTTAAATCAGATGGTATAGTTACATATCTACTACCAGATGCTAAGTTTGAAGTTGCATAAAATCTATTATCATCAGAATCTGCATCTCTATAAATTCTGTTTTCAGCGTTTTTAATAATTGTTGTTAGAATAGTATTGGATAATACAGAGTCATCTACTTCTGTATAGTTTCTAATATCATCTTGTAAATTTGCTAAAGTGTAAGCCATTACTTTGAATCTCTCCATATTTTCTACGTATCTTATCTTTTTTATCTGTTCTAGTTTCTTCATACATCTCAAGATGAGGATCTTGTCTTCTCAGTTTAAACATATTTTTAATAAAATTAATAATTTTTTTTATCATGCTGATATTGTTATAGGTCCAACGGAACAACCGTAGCCTCCTCCTTTGATATTTCCTGTTGTAGCAGTATCCGCATTAACTGTAAAGAAGAAGAAATTAGATAAAGCATAGTCTGTTGTAACTCTTGCACCATTATCATAAAGACCTGTTGTGATTGCATATCCTGATCCTTGTCCTATTTGTACTCCTGTAATACCATCAAAGTTTTGAATAGTTGCATAAGCAAATACAGGATTAGTTGAAGTACCTGTTCCAGGTGAAATTGTTGGTGCACCTCTAAATAAATATGTTGTACCATTTGTTAAACCATGTCCGGGAACGTTTACATTAATAATTCCTGATCCTGCTTGATATGTTTTAAAACCATTTTCTGGTATCATTACAGTTGTAATTGGTTCTGTTCTATCTGGTCTTACTTGTAATAATGCAATACCATCACCACCAATTGCTTTTGGTTCAAGTTGTGGTTGCTTAGGTTCAAACTCTGTGTAATGAACAAACGAACCATTCCATTCTCTAACCATTTCTCTATATGGAAATTCCATACCTGATCTATCAGAAATTGCTTTTGAATGTTTTCCTGTTGCGTATTTAGACATTAAGTTCCTGGGTAATAAGCTTTAGGTGTAATGTATGTACTTGAAGCTGAACCATCTTCTTGTAATGCTCTTTGTAGTTCATCTTCATAAAATAATTTCATTGGTTGAGTCATTTGTGGAGCATACTTCATGGATAAATAATAAGCTAAACCTGAAACCATACAAGGTATAAATCTAAAAGGCATATCAGTTGCATTAGTATAAGCTCCAATATCTTGAATTCTTTTTATATAATAAAAATGCATATCTTTAGATGCATTAGTTGAATCAGGTGTTGGATAAACACTAATACTAACATGATCAATAAATCTTTGTACCCAATATTGATTAGGTGTACCTTGAGATAGTTTATTTGAAAAAGCAGCATATGTTGATCTATCAACTTTAGTCATAGGACTATCTGATTGATCTGTTGCGGTTCTATTAGATCTTAATTGTGCTTCAAGGACATCGGATATTCCATAATACCCATTTGGATTTGATGTAGCACTTGTACCATCTGCAGCTGATCTAAAAAATTTATACTCAGCTTGACCTTGTATTAAATCTAAATCAAGTTCTCCTATTTCCCAATAGTGGAATACCTCTATTGCCCCATTCCTGAAGCATTATATTTAATGATCGTCTAGAAGTTTTTAATTGATAACCGGAAACTTGTTGAATACCTATTCTCTCAAAAGCTTCTTCTACTATTTCATCAACTGAAAAAGTTTTATCAAATGTAGTTGTTCCAGAGGTTGTGTTAGCCATTTAGCCTCCTAGCCAGTGTATCCGATAGTAACAGATCCTGATCCAGTTACATCTGCATAGATAGTATTTTCAAATCTAATTCCGTTTCCAGGCATATACATATCTAATCCTTCGCTTCCAAAAGTAGATTCAAATACAATATTTCCAGATGCAGTTGCTGCATCGTAAAGTTTTATATTTGTAACTCCTGTAGCTTGAATGTATGTAACTCTAGCAGGACCAATATTAGTAGATCCTCCCGAAAAAGTTTTCACCTGTCCGTCAGCTGTAAGTGTTGTAAATTTTTGGTCTGATGACATATTGTTTCTCCTTAAAATTAATATGTGGGGCCGAAGCCCCACACTAATTATTTATTATGCTTCTTTAGCAAATACACCTTGTACATCAACAATCGTCCAATGAGCTGTTGAGTTTAAAGATGCACATACTATAAAGTCACCAACTTTTGATGTAGATTTTGTATTAATTACATCTTTATCATCTGTTAAAGATCCAGCATACAAAATACCATCATTAGCATTTGGGCTAATAGTTAAAGTATTAGTTCCATCTTGAGCAGTGTTTACAAAAGTAAAAACTCTTCCAATAGAAATTGCAGGTAAAGTAAATACAACACCATCAGTAGATGATGTAAAAGTTTTACCAGAATCTGCATTTGTAACTGTGTAGTTAGCTGCTTTGTTTTCTAGATTAAATCCAGTTAAACCTGCTTCGTTAAATTTACCTTGCAGTACTGGTCCTCTAAATAGTGTTTTAGCCATGATTATTCTCCTAGTTGTATTCTACATAGTCTCTAGGCCGTCGACTATACTGCGTCCATGCAGAATATTAATTTATGTATAGTGACAAAAGTATATACTAGTTTTTAGTAGAGTGCAAGAGAGCCTGTAGTGTGAATTGAATTTATTCCAACGATGTAGCTTTTTATTAAGTAGCTACTGAAACTTCAGGAGTTAAACCTTCGACAGTATTCTGTCTGTGAGCAATAGCTGCTTCTTCCAGCTTGATCTTTGTGATGACTTCTTTAACTTTGTCATCGATTCTGACCATTTCAAGAGTGTATCTATTATTATCTAGATGCTCCTGTTCCCACTTCAACTCCAAGGACCTTTTTGCTTTGTATAGGTCTTGTATCATCTATAACCTCCTCATAGGTTATTCTATTTACCTTGTTGTCATAACTAACTCCAAGGTTTTCCCAAACTATACTATTTTCTCCAAGTTTGTCAAGGATTGATTGTTCAAGGTCAGTTGGGGAATCTTCTGATTCAACTGTAAATTTAGCGTGATGATCGTACGCCCAAATGTTGACTGTAAATTTTTTCATGGTTTTGTCTTTCTATTTGTTAATTGTGGCGAGACTATGTCCCGCCACAAAAAATTATTGATTACGCTCCTGGCGAACCAAAAATACCTCTAGGGTCAGAAACTCCGAAAGAGTATCTTTCTCTAGCTTTGTATCTTACGTTACCAGTGTCAAAGTCGCCTTCCATTGCAGTTGTCAATGGTGCTCTGTTGAACATTTTCATACCATTAGGTACGTCTGTTAAGATATAGAACGCATCAGCATCTGTTAGGTAGTTGTTCACTCTATAACCTTGAGGAACCATACCCATAGATACGATTGCATTGATATCGTTATCAGCTGTTCCAACTCTACCTTGAGACTTCATAAGTCTTTCAGCTGTAAATTGTAGCTCAGAAGGAATGATCATTTTCAATCCTCTTGCTGCAACTCTTAAACCTCTTTCATCAGTCATTTTACCAATGTCAATCATTGATTGCTCTAATGAAGTTTCGTTTAAGTCAGAAGAAGTTGCTAATTCATTAGCGAACGTTCCTGCTACAGTCGGGTGGTTAGTTGCCATTAAAGCAACGCCGTCACCAGATTGGAAAGTTGTGAAACCATTAATTAATGGATCAACAGCTTTTACTTGCTTAGCATTACTCATAGATCTTGCTAAAGCTTTTGTATATCTAGACGCAAGTCTATCATACAAGTTGTCCTCAATCGCTTCTTCAGTGATTGCGAACGCTAAAGCTACAGTCTCGTGAGTGTATCTAGCAGTGAAAGTTTCTTGTGCTTCATCGAATGAAACACCAGCACCTTCACCTTTTACTTGTGCGTTAGCGAAACCAGATAACATAACTTCTTCTTCAAAAGCTCTGTCAGATGATTCCTCAGTATAAATCTCAGCATGCTGATTTTCATACCTTTTATATTCCAAGCCGAACAGTGCGTTCAAACCTGGCTCTAGTTCTTTAACTAGTTGTGATCGTGATATAGCCATTATTGTTCTCCTATTCTGCTATTAGTTTTGTAGCTCAATTAGATTAGCAACTACTACTACTGAAGCAAAAGCTGCAGTAATATCTTCGTTCTCAGGATCTTCTGCAGATCTTAATAATCTCCATGAAGCTGCATCAGCACTTGTGTCACCTATATCTAATGTCGCTGAAGACTTACCAGTAGTTGTACTACCAGCAGAAGTATTCATGTCATAAGTTTCTAGGAAACCTGCTTGTGCCACAGCAGCATCTGTTGCTACTACGTATTGTTGTTGAGGGTTATCGAATACAAATGCGTCGATATCTTCTGAGTTTGCTGGTGTTACTTGAACGTAATGATTCGCAAACGTCGGCTTTAAAGTTGTAGCCGCGTTATAGAAAATTCCGTTAAGTACGCCTAGGATAGGAGTATCAGTTCCTTGTCCTTCAACGATGTAACCAGCAGCAGAAGCAACACATCCACCATGAAATATAGTAGTTGCATAGCCCGCATCGATTTTGTATTTACCTTGCCCAGAAGTCGCTGGAGTTGATCCAAGCGTTCCTGCAGGCATCAAACCAAAACCTTGTGTCGTTTCTATTTGCCATAGTTGTTTCTCCTTATGTACCTGCCCCGAAGGGCCTCCAGTACGGTTTAATTTAATTCAGTGATTTAAAAATTACTTTTTAGTACCACCGAAGGTTACACGAGATTGTCTATCAACATTGATAGGCATTCTACTATCCTGCTCCCTCATAAGGTCGTTGTTTACGGCTTCGTTACGTTCTTTATGTCTATCAGACATATATTGTTGACGTTGCTCTGCGATCTCATTAGGTACCTTCGCAAGAAGAAGGCCACCAACCCCAATCACTCCCTTGTACTTACCATCTTCAATGGTAGGGTAATCGCTTGCATTTTCGACTTCTTCAGATCTAACTAATTCATAACCTTCTCTTAAACGTCCGGTTATATTTTTTGTATCTTGAAAGCCTACAACTTCAGCTCTTATCCATCTATACCTGAATCCATCAGGTGCAGGGGGTGCATCTAGAGATGACGGTGGAACCCACACTTTTGGTCTTTCAGACTTTGACCGTGTTTGGCTCGCACGAGAAGTATTTTCTTTTTTTTCCATTTTACGCTCCTTCCTTCGTGTGTTTTAATTGTTTTGCGTACTCTTCGAGTGGCACACCTAATTTTTTAGCTATTGCTACCTGTGAAGATGTGAGTCTCACAGTTTTGCGACCCGGCTTTACGCTTCTTGTAGCAGAAGCAACTGTCTGAACAGGAGCGGTCGATTGCTTATTATCAGTAGTACCAAATTTATGCGGAAAGTCAATCTTAATTCTTCTATCAACTTCAGCATAATACTCATTTGAGTTAGGATCATATCCTTCTTTTTCCGTTAAATCCTTATGTATTTCAAAAGCAGTATAAGTCATTGCTCTATCAGTACCAAACCATGAGTTTTGAGAAGCCCATGCTTCAGCTTTAGGATCTGGATTAATTGGATCGTCCATTTGTTGGGTCTGAACCGGTGGTTCAGACAATACAGGTTTCTCAGCCTGTTTCTCTTCTCTACCCGCTTTGGCTTGCTCTAGTTTCGCATTCTCAAAAGCAAGAGTTGCAATTCTTTTGTTCGCCTCAACTTGAGCTGTTGCATCACCAGATTCAATAGCAGCAGCTAATTCTTTTTGTGCAGCTTCTAAACCTGTTGAGATACTTGTCTCAAATTTTTTAACGTAATCAGCATCAGTTTTTTCAAACCTTGCTTCTAAGACTCTTCTTTTTTCCTCTACACCTTTAGCATAATCAATAGCGGCTTGTTCTCTTCTTTCCGCTTCTCTCATCTTACGAGTTAGTTTCGCAATACGAGATTGTACACCTTTACTGTAGTCCTCTAAAGTTTCGTCGGATTTTTTTTCTTCTAATTTTGTTTCTCTTTCATTTTCATATGATTTATCTGTTCCTTGTTCTTGTTCCGTGTTTTCCGTTTCTACAACGGCTTCGTCTTTTGTTTCTTCAATAGCTATTTCTGCATCAGGTCCTGATGTATCAATAGGTACTAGTTTTTTTTCTTCGTCTGGCATAGTTACTCCTTCCTATGATTAAAACTCATGCAAGATGTCCTCTGGACTATCAATTGTTGCTAACACTTCATCGTCGTTTAGCAGACGAATTTCCCCACCATCTATCTTGATCCTTGATCCGGCGTAACGTGCAAACATTACCCAATCATTGACCTTGCACCACGGGCCTTCAGGATATCTCTCCTTATCCTTATAACATTGTGGGCCCATAGCTAAAACCAAACCACATTGAGAAGCGACTTGTTGCTTTTCTAAAGTAGTTTCGGCTAATACTAATCCACCTTTAGTTTTCTCTTTCATCTTGAAAGGTAAAACCATTATTCTCCAACCCGTAGGTTTCGGAATTTTTCCTTCTTCTTTTTTCTCTGATTTTTTTACACCAATAAGATCATTGTTTGGTGTTAATATCGATGACTGTTCCTTCATTGTGCTCCTTATCGTTTAGCAGGTTAGAGATTTCCTGACGCACTGATTCCAGTGCATTGATTTGTCCTATTATATACTTGTAATCTTCCATACTGTCAACCCCTCCGGACGTAACCGAAACTGACAATTGATCTATTCTTGAATCTAGGAATCTTAAAGTTTTATTGATTACTGTTTCTAATTGCATTTAACATTTCCATCTTCTCCGTGCTTGTCTGATTCGAGAATTAGGATCGTTACGAGTTTTTGCTGATGACCGTTTTAATTGTCCAAGTGATCTTGCGCAGTATGACTTCCTACGATTAGCAGCTTTTGATCCTGGCTTCACTTTACCAGTCACGGCTGTTTTTAATTTACTTCCAGGGTTTGCTGCCCTGTAAGCTCTTACACCTTTTGCTGTCATTCCAGCTCCAGATTTTGTTTGTCTATAGTTAGCACCCTTACCTGTAGTAGTTTTTCTAATAGGGTTTTCTTTTTTTCTCATTAGATTTTTTGCATTTCAGGGTTAGTAGATAATATATTTTTTTCTGCTCTAGGTCTTGCAACAGAGTCTTTACTTCTTTTTCTAAGTTGAGCAATAGCAGATTCTTTTAATGCTTTTTCTTTTTTTAATCTTTGTAAATCTTTTTCTAAATTCATTATGCAAATGTTTTTACGTTAGTTGGTTTACCGCCAGGATTACCTGCTGCTCGTTTTCGTTTGACAGCACTCGCCTTTTGCCCTTTTGACATCCGTGTGGCTTTTGCAAGTGGGACGCATTTTGGATATTTCCTCTTTGAGCCTTTGCTTCTCCCGCATGGTTGATACTTGCCCGTCTTTCTTCGGTGCTCCAATGTCTACCCATTTCTCCGCTACCCATTGTCTTAATCCACCTTTTGAAAAGTGTGTACGCATTACGAATTCTTTCCGTAAGCTTTTCCTTTTCCCTTCATGGCTAACTTACAACCTTTGACTTTTCCACCACTTCCATAGAAAGGTCTCATTCTAGATCCACTTTGTTCTGCAGATTTCATGCCTGCAATTTTTTTATCCATTTCAGCTGCAGTTTTTACGTTTGGATTTTTTTTAAGAAACTTTTTTTGTTTCTCAGTTTTATTTCCAAATCTTAACTCTTCAGCTGCTTTTTTAGATTTATCTTTTAAAGATTTTTCTAATCCTGCTACTTTTGCCATTATACTACACCTCCTTTCAGGTATTTCATTCTAGTCATATCCATCATTCCACCACCCATAGCTTTTTTTCTTTTCTTCTTACCACCTGGTGTAACTTTACCTGAACATACGGCTGAACCATACATGTTAGCGTACGCCGAGGGGTAGACTTTGAATTTTCTTTTAGCGGCTGCTTTGCCTTTTGCGCAGAGTTTTGCCATTATATAAATTTCTTTTTAGATTTTTTATTTTTAGCTTTTGCTATAAATTTAGCTTTTGGATCTGCTGCTGTTATGTTTGGATTTTTATCTATACCTGAATGATCTGGAAATTTTCCACCACCTCTTTTTAGACCCATTCTTCCACCGTCTTTTTTACTTTCAACTGTTTTAAACATTTTTTTTGATTCTTTATTTCTTCTTAAAATATTATCTGTTTTTTGTAATGATTTAGAACCTGAATCTCTAAGTGCTTTTTTTAAACCCGGATCAACTTTACCTGCTTTTACAACATAGGTGTCTGTAATTTTTTTAAGTTTATCAAAAGTCTCTTTATTTTTTTTTAAATTACCAACATTTGGTGTAGTACCAACAATAGTTGGTGAAGTTTTAGATTTACCTTTAACTAAGTTTTTAACAAAATTTACTGCTCTTACATATCCTGACATTATTTTTTTCCTCCGTTACGAAAAATTTGTGTACCCTTTATACCATAAATACTCGCCACGACAAGTATCCATAAATTTGTGAACCATGACGGGAGCTGCGAGAACATGTCGAAAAACAATTTTACTTTGTCCATGGCTGTTGGATCGTCCGATATCACTGCCCAAGCGAGCACCAACACGGGCAAACTTAAAATTATCAAAACCGCCTCGTCTTTCCAGTCCGATTGTCTAGCTTCTAAAAGTTTTCCCTGGTATTGTTCTTCACCCTGGGCCATCTTAGTAGCATGCATCAGTTGTGCATCTGACATTGCCATTTTCGTTCTCTGCTTGTTAGCATAAATCTTACTTCCAGCAGAAACGGCTAGTTTAATTGCCGATAACCACATGATTTAGTACCAAGTAGCCGGTTTTTTCTTTTCAGCTAGCATTCTTTTTTGTCCACCAACTTTTTCCTTGTCTCCAGTAGGAATATAGTTGAAAGAACCGTTAGAAGTAGTTTTAGATCTTGGATCTACCTCTACATTTTGTTCTGGAACTGCTACCTGTTTTGCTTTTTTATAGTTCATCATAGTTTTTACCTCTATTAGTTTATATTAGCATTATTTTTTTTTGCAAGACTTACTCCTGCTCTTAATTCTGCTAATTCTTCGTTCTGATCCATCTTATCTTCAGCTAATTCTCTTGCTTGCATCAATTTTGCTCTATCAAAATCAGCTTTTGTCTGGTCAGCTTCTTTTTTTCGTTCATTTTCCATCGCTCTTAGGTCAACTTCACGTGATTTTAGCTTCAATAGTGGGTCTGAATCAAATTGTGAAGTGATTTTGTTCTCTTCTTTCATAAATTCTTCAGTCATTTCAGCAATCAAGACAGCTTTTCTTGCTTCAACTTGATTATTTAACATTTGTAACTGTTGTTGAATCTGTGGATCCATCGCAGCCATCTGTTGCATTTGTTGCATCTGTGCCATTTGCTCTCTAAACTCTAATTGAACCTTGTTCTTGAGCCATAATTGAGATGTGTTCTAATATATTTTTTTGTATTGCAGCCATAATAGCAGGATTATTTCTAACCATGTTAGTTGACATAAAATTTAAGTGAGCTGTGATGTGTGCTTGGTGATCTTGACCAGGAAAAGCTTGAAAAGGTTTTCCACCCAAAGCATTTATGTGTTCTAAACTCGGGTCCATCGGTGCATTTGGTGCAGGCGGTGGTAGAACTGTATCTACATCTTTAACACCAATCGCATTATACATGTTTCTATAGATTTGATACATGTTATGCAATTGTGGATTAGATGTTGCGATCTGTAATTGTGTTTGAGCCAATGTTATTCTTTGAGACATTGAGAATATATTAGGATCCGCTACTGGTACTACATCTATTCTATCATCAAAGTCAGCTTGTTTAATATTTCTTGCACCACCTACAACATCGTAAGGATATTCTGGTGGTAGGTATTGTGAAACTATTTTACCTAATAATTTAAATTCTTGTTTCATCGCTGCGTAACATCTTTTATGAATAGCAGACATCACACGTGATCCACGTTCTAATAACGCAACTGTAGTTCCTACTGCAGCGCCTTGGTTACCATCACCAACTTGCATGTCAGCAATAGCCGCGAACCTTTGACCAGCTTGTACAACAACTCCTAATAATTGTAACAATGTAGGACTTGGTTCTTTGTATGGTAATGGAAAGAATGCATCTCTTAAAGATCCACCTGGTGCATCAACATCTTTGAATTCACCTGGTTGTATTGGTGATGCTTCATCTCTAACTCTAACACCACGCTGTTTAAATCCAGCAGGTAAGTTAGCTAAAGTTCCAGCATCTAACAATTGACGGAGAGCCGTCGTTGCCGTACGACTCAATCCGCCAATCATATGAATGAGTCCAAAGCCATAAAATCCTAGTCCTGGCAGAAATTTGAAGTGGACAAAATATTGGATTTTACTTTTCTTCAGATCATCGGGCGCATAGTTTCGTCTAATAGACAAAACTTCTCTACTACCTTCTTCGACTGTAACGAGGTAAGGTAATTTTATTCCTGTTGGTTCACCATCTGCTCCAACATCTTCGAAACCTTCTAAGTCTAAATTAACATGACACTCTAACAAAGTATACACAGGTTCGTTCTTACCTGTCTTCTTAGTTCCTTCTAGCTCACGTTCTTTTTTAGATAATTCTCCATTAGTCTCTGTACCGGGAGGACTTAGTTCTACATCTCTGTAGAATCCAGATACTTGTTGTTTTCTTAATTCGTTCTCTGAAATTTTCACGGTATGAATAACTGCTTCCGCATCGTCTAATGAGGTAGCTGTGTACGGAACAATTAATTCATCCGCTGGTACAAACTTCGATACCACTCTTCCAAGTGGTACGTCGTAGTAAACTTTTTTAAATGTAGATCCAGCTAGTGGTAAATGAAATAACATAGAATCAAATTCAGATTCATATTCTTTCATCGTGTCCATGATCAAGTAGTTCATGTAATCTTTAACACGACTTGCTTGCTGTTCTGTTTGTGGATTCTTAACTCCTATAACTTGTGTTCTAACTGGTCCATCACTTGGTAATAATTCTTTGTAAGCTTGAGCTTGAAACTGTGTTACCGCTTCAGCTAGTACTGGGTGTGTTGCACCTGAAGCTCCTTGGAAAGGTTCAGTTCTGTTTTCATATTTGAAACCTAGAAGATCTAGTCCAGTTGTATATGCACTCTCCCATTCTTTTCTAGAAGATTTGTAGTCCATGTAATTTTGAACCATTTCATTTCCAATTGGATCTAAAATATCTTCTGGTAAAATATCAGCTAAGTTATCAAAGTGTGATTCTGTTCCAGGTACATTTATTGATCCTGGTTCAAAGTCTAATGTAACTCCACCGTCTTCTTCTGGGATGACCTCTACAGGTCCTTTATCAATGTCTTCTTCCTGAACATTAACTTCTTCTGCCATCTCTTCTTCTGAAGGGATGTCAATTTTAGTTCTAGTGTTCGGGAGTCCTTTATCTATATCTGCCATTTATTACTCCTATACCTTCTTAACACGATTAAATAGACCTTGCAACCCTTGTGAGTTTGGTCCTGATTCTGGTGGTGGGCCTTTATCAACACCTGCTAAATTTGCAATACCACCCCCTGCAAATCCAAGTGTTGTTGGATACTGACCCATATAATTTAATATATCAGGATTTTGTAACATCAATTCTCTTTTTCTTGCTGTTCTATAATCATCACCTTTTTTACTTTGAAAAATATTATCTACAGATTGTAGTTGTGCAAGTTCATTTCTTCTTAACCCTTCTGCTAATGCCTCTTGTCCTCCTTCTATATCTGCTCCAAAATTTGTATCACCTCTATAAAACTCTCTCAAATTTGTTCTAGCATCATCCTCTTGTTTTTTAAACTCGTCAGTTCTGTTTGGAAGATATGAAAAATCAGAAGATTCTGACATTTCATCTAATTGTCCTTGTTTAGCATCTTCAATTTTATTTAACAAACTATTTCCATAGTTTATTCTATCAAAAGTAGATTCCATTGCTCCTATTTTACCCATCTGTTCTGGAGTCATACCTTCTTCAATCATTCTTTTGTTTCGTTCTTTTATAGGATCAACTTTAGTTTTATCTCCTGCTAAATAATTAAAAGCACTATCACCAATTGCTTCTTTAAATGATTTACCTTTTGATAACATATCATAACCAACATATGCTGCCTTGCTCTGCTGCAATAAAACCTAGAGCTGCTGGACCTAACAATCCTCTTATTGAAGCTACATCTTTTAAACCTTTACCAGCTTTTAATATAGCTGTTGCTAGAGTAGCTTGTGTTCCTTTTTTAAAACCTTTCTCTAAACCCTCTGCTAAAACTCTTTGACCTTTTTGTGCGCATTTAGTTAATCCAAAAGCGCCTTCGTTGTAATAAACTCTACCTCCAGCTGCTTTTCCACAACCTAGTCTTTCTAAATAAGAAGCAACGCTCTTAACATTAAAATCTTTGCTTTGAGCATATTTCAATGCACCTTTTTCAATTGCTGCAAATTGTTTTTCTGGATCTATGTAACCACCACCATATATTTTACCATCAGCACCTCTAATTTTAGCACCTAAATTTTTTAATATGTCATTATCAGCTTTTGAAAGAAAACCATCTTTTATTA